GATCGTAACTACGATGACCAATTTGCGGTTGTTGGTGCTAAAATTGGCGCAACAGTAAACGTACGTAAACCTGGTCGTTTCATCGGTACTACAGGTCCAGCTTTGAACGTAGAAGATTTCAACGAGTCATCAGTTCCAGTTACATTAAGCACTCAATTCCACGTAGATACACAATTCACTACACAAGACTTAGCTTTGTCTTTAGATATGTTTAGTGATCGCGTACTTAAACCTGCTGTTGCAGCTATTGCCAACAAGATCGATCGTGATGGTCTATTGCTTGCTAAAAATGCTACTGCTAATATTGTAGGTACTGCTGGTGTTCCACCTACAGGTTTGATTACTTACTTAACTGCTGGTGCTTATTTAGATTCAGAAGGCGCACCTCGTGATGGCCGTCGCTCATGTACTGTTGAGCCATTCACATCAGCTACTATTGTTGATAGCTTAAAAGGTCTATTTATGCCTTCAGCTAAAATCAGCGAGCAATATGAAAAAGGTTTGATGGGTACTGATTCTGCTGGTATGCGCTGGAAAATGGATCAAAACGTGGTATCACATCAGTTCGGTTCTTATGCAACTGCTGTATTGTCATGTAACGTAACTACTGCAACTGGTTTCTTAACATCAGGCTGGGCTTCAAGCTCTAACATTACTATCGCTGCAACTTCTGCTGCTGCTGCTGGTTTGTTACAAGGTGATGTATTAACTATTGCTGGTGTTTATGCAGTCAATCCACAAAATCGTCAAGCATATGGTTCTAACAAATTGCGTAATTTTGTAGTAAATAGTGCTGTTACCGTTCCTTCTTCTGGTTCAGTTACTGTAAACGTATCACCTGCTGTTATTACTGCTGGTCAGTTCCAAAACGTATCAGTAACATCATCAGGTTCACAATCAGTAGTTCCATTTAACAATACTGGTACTGTATCACCACAAAACATCATCATGCACAAAAATGCATTTACGCTAGCAGTAGCAGATCTTGAGTTGCCAGATGGTGTTCATTTTGCTGGTCGTGCTAGTGATAAAGAAATCGGTTTGTCAATGCGTGTTGTACGTCAATACACTATTAACAATGACTCTATTCCTACACGTTTAGATGTTCTATACGGTTGGGCCCCTCTTTACCCAGAGTTGGCAGTTCGCGTAGCAGCTTAATAAATGGGGAAGGTTAATTCTTTCCCCTTTATAAATTTAAAGGAAATATTATGGCAAATTTAGGCCCAGCAAGTGTTACAAGTGTTCATCCACAAGGTTTAACGTCAAACCAAGCCATCCGCTTATTGGGTGTTGCTAAAGGTGTAAACTTTAGTGCTACAGGTGATACTGTTTTACCAATCATTAACTCTACAAGTTATGCAATTTCTAACGTAGTTATTTCTAATGCTTCAACTGCATTATCATCAGCAGCAGCAGGTTTGTTTTACGCACCAGCAGCAGCAGGTACAGCGATTGTTGCAAGCAATACACTTACATTAGCATTAAACACTATTTTGCAAGCTACTGTAGCTACATCAACAACTATTCAAACTTCACAAAACCTTTACTATAATGTGGCAACTGCACAAGGTAGTGGCATTACTGGTGATTTATATGTATATGGTTATGATTTAAGCTAAATGAACTAAGATCTAAAAGAAGCTACCTTCAAAAGAGGTGGCTTTCTTTTTTTAAACGATACAATCACGTTATAATGATTATTACTAATAAAGGATATATATCATGCCATCTACCACCATATCTCGCGGAAATGCTCTAAGCACATTTTTTATCGCACCATATTTAACACCTGTAGCTGTATTAACTGCGGTTAGCCCAGCTCAAACATTTACAATTGCTGGTTTATTAACAACTGACATTGTTACTGTTGTAGGTTTAAACGGATCTCAAGTTTCAGGTATTGTTATTGCTGAAGCTGATTGTTTAACTAATAATGTATTATCAATTCAATTTGCAAACATTACAGCAGGTACATTAACTCCATCTGCTGGTGTTTACACTATTCAAATTGTTCGTGCAGAAGGCCCTTTGCCTACTACGGCAGTTTAAGGATTAATCATGGCAAATACATCAGTTATCAGATTAGCAGGTCAAACAACAGCTCTTACCGTTTTAGTTACGCAACACGCTGCCGTTACTATTAACGATAATACTAATGACCAAGTAAATTACGCTTCATTTTTAAATGTAGGCGCATATCCTTGTGCTATTAAAACAACACCAGGTACTTCGGCTTCTGCACAAAATGCAGTTTTTCCTGTAGATGGAACTATTGGTGATTTTGTATTGCCACCTTTGATGGAAGTTCCAGTAATATTAGCAGTTCCAACAACACCATTTTATTTAACGGCAATTGCATTAGGCGGTACAACTAGCTTATATGTAACTCCAGCAGCAGATCAAAGTTAAGGAATAATCATGGGAAACAGTATTGCAATTGGAGTAGCTTATACAGACCAAAACATAAAAGATGCAGATTATGTGATTGCAACTACTGTTTATGCTAAAGGTCAATTAGGTTATACAAATGGGGCATTTTCAACATCAACACAAACAGGTAGTAAAGCTAGTGGTGTAACAATTAATACATCAGCAGGTCAGATTACTATGAGTAATGCACAATTAGCACCTTCAGCTAGTGTAGCATTTACTGTAACTTGTTCTTCTGTTAGTCAATACGATACTATAATTGTAAGTATTGCATCAGGCGGTACTCTTTACGCGTATTTAATAGGTGTTGTAGCAGTAACAAACGGTTCATTCGCATTAAACTTAAAGAACGTATCAAACAATGCTTATAGTGAAGCATTAGTTATTAATTATGCAATACTTCATGTTGCACCATAAGGATTTATCATGCCATCTACAAATAATGTATCAAATCAAGTAACGACTAATATTGTTCCAGTTCAAGGTACATTTGACCAGAATGGAAATGTAATTAATCTTATTGGCCCAGCAGGAAAACCATTTACAACTGGCTTTTCAAATAGTGCAATTTTAGCTTTAAATTCAAATAGCAATCCAATTGGTATTTTAAATCAAACAAATGGAACATTATTAGCTTATTTTAAAAATACAATTAAATCTTATTTACCAAATTTTAATTTAAAATTATTACAAGTTATAAGTAATTCAGCATCCGCTAACTATAAAATTGCATTTATTGGGGATTCAACAACTGCCGCGTCTTACTCTAACGGAACGCAAACTGGTTTGTTGGCACAAGCTGTTCCACAACAAGTTGCCAATTTACTTAATAATAGCGGCCTATTAGCAGGATATGTAAATAAGCACGTTTGGTGGGGAAATGGATTTAATGGTTCTTCTTCAATTCCTACTTATGACCCGAGATGGACATTAAATACAGGATGGGATTCAGGGAGTTTAGGTGGGAATACTTCTATATCAAGTACAAGTGCTAATGTTAATGCTGCGGTATTCCAACCAGCTTTAGCTTCTGGTGAAACTTATGACACAGTAGATATTTATTATATTAAAAATAACTTTGCGCCTTCCGTAACAGTAACTATTGGTGGAGTTCCTCAAGGAACAATATTAAATGGGTCTGGAACTAGCAGTACATTAATTAAACAAACTTATAGTGTTACAGCTACAAGTGGCGCAGTATCTATGGCAAAAACAACACCAGATGCCACAAGATTTGATATTTTAGGCGTTGTTTGTTATAAATCTACTAAAAAACAAATTGATGTTTACAATTATGGTTCTTCAGGAAAAAAAGTTGGCGACTTTGCTACTGCTACAGGTTTTGCATGGGGCTTATACGATTCACTTTGGGGTTCAATTACCCCTGATTTATCAATCATTAACTTAACCATTAACGACACTTTGCAATCAACCGCAATTGCTACTTACATTTCACAATTACAAGCAATTATTACAAAAGCCAAAGCTGTTGGTGAATGTATATTAATGACTGGTTTACCTCAAGCATCTGCATATGCAACACAACAATCTTTAATATATCAAGCTGTTAGGGATTTAGCAACATCTAATAACGTGCTAATAATTGATATAGGTTACAGATGGGTAAATCAAACAGAATCTTCAGCTCTTTATGCTACTGATTTTGTTCATGGAAATGCAGCTGGATATGCTGATGTGGCTAGAGCAATTACTAATGTTATTAACGACAGTAATTAAAATTTAGAGGTTTTATGACACAACCAATTGATATTATTTCAAGAGCATTAAAAGACATAGGGGCTTTGGAAGCAGGTGAAACTCCTACTCCTGAAGCTACACAAGATGCTTTTGATATGCTTAATGATATTATTGACCAATGGTCTAATGAAGATATGATGGTCTTTTATAAGACTGAAATTATATTTCCAATAGTACCAGGTAAAACGCAATATACAATCGGGCCAAATGGTCAAGTTGGTGCAAATATTACTGGATCAATTACAGGTAATGTATTGACTGTAACGGCTATATCATCAGGTGCGATTGCAGTTGGTCAAACATTAGGCGGTAGTGGTATTACAGCAGGTACTACCATTACTCAAATGCTTACAGGTGCTGGTGGTAATATAAATGAGATTGGCACGTATTTATTAAGCAATAGTATGACAGTTGGTTCAATTGCAATTAATCTATACTATCAACGGCCATTACAAATTAATTCAGCATTTACACGTATTAATACAAATTCTAATGGCATACCTATTGTTAATGGTGGCTTAGATTATCCAGTAGCAGTATTAGCGGTAGATGATTACAACATGATAGGTCTTAAAACGCTTAATGGCCCTTGGATCAAAGCAGTTTATTATCAACCATCAGAAACATTAGGTAATCTATTTGTATGGCCTAATCCTGCACAAGGTGAAGTGCATTTATTTGTAGATACAATTTTTACACGCTATGGTTCATATTATGACAATATTAACCTTCCACAAGGCTATACAATGGCTCTTAGATGGAATTTAGCTATGATGTTAATGCCTATGTATGGAAAAGCATCACAAGTTCAAATACAAATGATTATGGAATTTGCTAATCAAGGTAAGGCAACAATTAAACGTACTAACATGAAACCAGTTCAAACTTCACGCTATCAAGATGCTTTATTGTCTAGTCGCGGTAAAGATGCTGGCTGGATACTTTCTGGAGGCTTTAGATAATGGCAACAACTAACTTTGTAGACAATACAAGTATTATTTACGCAGCATGGTTGAATGATGTAAACAGCGCAGTTTATAATGGCACATTTATTTCTTCAACCATTACACCAACAAATATTGTATGTAATGGTTCAGTATCAGGTACAGGCTTTAGCGGTTTAGTTAATAATACTTTAAGCGCACCAGGTGCTATTGGTTCAGCTACTCCCAATACAGGCTCATTTACTACATTATCAGCAACAACATTAACTTCATCAACTCCATTAGGAATTGGTAGTGGTGGTACTGCATTATCTGCATCAGGTTCAGCAGGAAATGTATTAACAAGTAACGGTACTGTTTGGGCTAGTTCACCTAAAATTACATCAAGTACGGCTGTTGCATCTACATCAGGCACATCAATTGACTTTACAGGGATTCCTAGTTGGGCTAAGCGTATTACGGTGATGTTTAATGGTGTATCATTAAGTGGAACTGCTGGATATGCAATCCAAATTGGTTCAGGTTCAATAGATTCAACTTCTACTTATAGTGGTTCATCTAGTCGAGGCAATTCAGGTGGTCCAGGTTATACAGCTAATACCACATCATTTACATTAAACAGCTCACTAGGAGGTGCTTCAGATATTACATCTGGTAAATATACTATAGAACTATTATCTGGTTTTATATATGTGTTGTCTGGAGTATCTGCAAATAGTGCAAGCCAAACTAATTTGGCTGCTGGTGTAAAAACTTTATCTGGATTATTAGACCGAGTTCGCATTACTACAACTAACGGCACAGATACCTTTGATGCTGGCTCAATTAACATAATGTACGAATAATTATGGCAGACTTTGGTTTTATTGGCCCAAGTTATGAAGCACCATCTATTTATCAAGATGGACAAGAGTGTATTAATTGGAGGCCTGAAATTGATCCAACTAAATCACCAGCTAGTGCTACTGCTGTTGCATCTCGCGGTATTGTAGCTTTATATCCAACACCTGGTCTTACATCTCAAATATTATTTCAAAACAAAGATGAAATACGTGGATTAAGAACAGTATCAGGTGGTCAATATTTAGTTGCAGTATGTGGTCGATATGTTTATGTATTGACATCTACATTTGTTCCTACATTAGTCGGAACACTTACAACATCATCAGGAATAGTTGGTATATCTGATAATGGTTTAAATGTTTATATTACTGATGGCATAAATCGTTATACATGGCGCATATCTAATCCAGCAAGCGCAAATTTTACTGGTTCAATTACAGGTACTACGCTTACTGTAACCATGATGAAAAGTGGCACAATTACAACAGGTCAATCATTATTTGGTGTTGGTTTAATATCTGAAACAGTTATTACAGGATTAGGAACAGGTACTGGAGGAGTTGGTACTTATGTTGTAAATTTAACTCAACCAATTACATCAGAAATAATGAACTCTGTTGCTGTTGGTGCAACAATAACAGGTTCTATATCAGGTACAACATTAACAGTAACAGCAATTACTGGTACTTTATATCCAGGTCAAACAATACAAGGTGCTGGAGTAGCTGTAGGAACGATAATAACGGCTCTAGGAAGCGGTACAGTATTAAGTGAGGTAATTACATCAGGCGGTACTGGATATGCCGTAAATGATACTGTAACTGTTCTTGGTGGTGTATATGGTCAAACACCAGCAACTTATACTGTAACAACAGTATCTTCTGGAGTAGTAACAGGATTATTAAAAACTAATGCAGGTGCATATACATCTTTACCAACTAATCCATGTTCAACATCGTCTAGCGGTTCAGGTACAGGTTTAATTTTAACAGTTACTTTTGGTACAGGTACAGGCGGTACTGGTAACTATGTGGTTAGCACATCTCAAACAGTAGCATCTGAAACTTTATACGCGCTTAATTTTAGTATAATCCCATCAACTGATGGTGCATTTAGTGGTGCTACTTCTGTTGATATTGTAGATAACTATTTTGTTTATAATAGACCAAATACTCAACAATGGGGTGCAACAAGTCCGTTATCACCTATTAGTCCAGCATTAAGTTTTTCATCTAAAGATGGATCTCCTGATAATTTAGTAGCATTAATAGCAGACCATCGTGAAGTTTATTTATTAGGTGAAACATCATCTGAAGTATGGGTAGATGTTGGTTCATTCCCATTTGCATTTCAACGTATACCAGGCACATCTACGCAACATGGTATTTCTGCTAAATTTTCATTAGCGCGTGTTGGAAATTCATTCGCTTATTTATCACGTAATAATCGTGGTCAAGCTCAAATTATGCAAATGAATGGTTATATGCCACAACGCATATCAACTCATGCTGTAGAAAATAGCATTGTTAATCAATATGTAGATGATGCAATTGCTTGGACATATCAACTAGAAGGTCATGAATGTTATGTTATTTCATTTCCAATGGTTAATTTAACATGGGTTTATGATATGGCTACTGGAATGTGGCATAAATGGTTATCATCTGATCCGCTAACAGGTAAATATAATCGACATACTGGAAACTGTAGCGCAGTATTTCAAGGCATGGTATTGATTGGTGATGTTGCTGATGGTCAAATATATAAATTAGATCCATTAAATTATACTGATGATGGTATTGAAATTCGCAGATTAAGAAGATGCCCACATTTAGTAACAGATTTACAACGTCAATATTTTGATGAATTGCAAATACAATTTCAACCAGGTGTTGGATTAAATGGTAGTACAGTTGCTAATAATTCACCAACTAGTGCAGTTGCTGGATTAGCAGTAGCAGGTATTGCAATTAGCGGAACTGGTCAATTATATGTAATTGGTTCAAATCCTAAAGCAATGCTAAGATGGTCTAATGATGGCGGTTCTACTTGGTCTAATGAACATTGGACAGATATTGGTAATATTGGTAGATATAAAAATCGTGCAATTTGGCGTAGACTAGGTATGGCACGAGATAGGATTTTTGAAGTCGTAGTAACTGATCCTGTTAAGGCAGTTATTATATCTGCTAATTTAAAAGCTAGTGAAGGTGAAAGTTAATGAATAATGGAATATATGGCACAAGTCAAACTAATCCTTATCCGCAATCTGAATTTTTAGATGCTCAAACTAAAAGACCAACAAGAGTATGGCAACAATTCTTTCTTAACTTATTAAATTTTAGTAGCGCACCAACAGCGACAACAGGTACTGCAACATTACCAAGTAAACCAGTTGGCTTTATTAATATAACAATAGCAGGTAAACCATATAAGGTAGCTTATTATAATGTCTAATGCAGAATTATTTAAAAAAATGCAAGGCACATTTGAAGTTGATACTGATACAGTTCATCATTTTTCAGATGGATTATATGCAAAACAAATGTCAATACCTAAAGGATATATTGCTGGACAACATAAGCATAATTATTCACATTTAAGTATATTAGCTAAAGGTTATGTAATTGTAAGAACAGATAATTCTGAAGTTGAATATATTGCACCTTCTTGTATTGAAATTAAAGCAGAAATTTTTCATACAATAGAAGCATTAGAAGATTCAATATGGTTTTGTATTCATGCTACAAATGAAACAGATAAAGATAAAGTTGATGAAGTATTAATTAGTAGGAAGGAATAATTATGTTGGGATGGGTAGCAGCAGCAACAATTGGAAGTTCATTATTAGGTGCTGATGCAGCTTCAAGCGCAGCAGATCAACAAGCGCAATCAGCAGCAAATGCACAAGCACAGCAACAAGCTATGTTTGATAAGCAAAATGCACAATTAGCACCTAATCGAGCTGCTGGATATACTGCATTAAATCAAATTGGCGCAATGATGCCTGGTCAATCTCAAACTTATGATGCACAAGGCAATCCAGTTTTAGATGCTAACGGAAAACCAGTCATGCAAACTGGTAGTGGATATTTAACAAATCAGTTTAATAATCAAGATTTAAATGCTCAACTAGCACCTAATTATGCTTTTCAACTAGGGCAAGGTCAGCAAGCTACTAATGCTCAATCTAATGCTACTGGTGGATTAGTTGGTGGTAATGCAATGAAAGGATTGCAAGATTATACGCAAAATGCAGCAGGAAGTGCTTATCAAAACGCATTTAATAATTATCAATCTCAACGTACAGGTATTTATAATACTTTAGCAGGTATTGCAGGTCTTGGTCAAAATGCTCAAAATACTACAGCAAACTTAGCACAAGGTACAACTAATGCTATCAGTAATTTAGGTGTTGGTGCTGCTACGGCTTCTGCTGGTGGAACAATGGGTGTTGCTAATGCTTTAGGTGGTGGAATTAATACATTAGGATCAATGGCCTATCAAAACTATTTAGGCAATCAAAATAATCTTACTAATAATACACAATCTGTACCTGGTCTAAGTTTTAACTCTAAATTAGGAGTGTGGGAATAATGGCTGACGGAATTAACCCAATTGTACCTGTAGGAAATACTTATACAGCTAAAACTATGTCTTTGCCTGAAATAATGCAAATGGCAAGAAGCGCACAAGAATATAAGCAAGCGCAACAAATGAATCCTATTTCATTATCAACTGCACAAGCTGAATCTGAAAGAGCAAGAACTGAAGCTGGAGTATCGGCAGGAACATCACAATCAAGAATAAAAAGTGCTGAAGCTATTTCTAATAAACAACAATTAGAAGCAGAACAAGCTGGAGTAGATTTAAAAACACATTATGCAAATACAGCAAAAGGTGTTTATGGTGGACATATTACTGATCCAGACTTTATTACTGGAAATTCAAATGCCATGATTAAAAAATTAGAAGCTGATAAAAAATATTTAGAAGATATTGGTATACCAACACACGATTCTAAAATGCACGATAATTTAATTGAAATGGCTAAAACTGATCCTAAACAAGCCTATCAAATGATTAAAACTGGTGTATTGCAATCAGGTCAAAATGCAGCGCAAACTAATTTAGTGACTCCTAGACCAGAATCAATTGGTGGAGTTGGATATAGTTATACACCTGCTGGCAATGAAGCATTGCCATTAGGTCAAGGTAATCAATCTGCTCAACCTGCTCAACCTGCTCAACAACCTATAGTTCAGCAAGAAGATTTAAACAAACCAGTTTATAGTCAAAAAGAAGCATTAAAATATCCACAACGTGATTTAAGTAAACCATTTACTCCTATTCTTGGTGAAGAAATAGATCGTCAAGCAAATCAAAAATATAGACTTAATCTTGTAGATCAACAAGCAGCATTAGTACCATATAAACGAAATGTTGAAGAAGTAGTGCAAAAGACTAGCGAAATTTTAAATCAATCAGGCGCAGATTGGACTAAGGCAGGATGGGGAGGTAATATTCGTAGGTTCATTTCTAAAGCTGCTGGTGGTACAGATTATACTGATTTAAGCAAAGATTTAGCCAACGTACAACTTGCCGCATTAAAATCTAATGGTGGTGATTTGGGTACAGATGCTGGAAAAAGTTTAATTAGCCATGCCAATGGTGATGAAACATATCCTCCACAAACATTAATTAAAATTGCTAGACGTACTTATGGCGATATTATTAATACTGATATGCAAGCTACTGCATCACAAAAAGCAGCAGAAAAATATGGTGATAATAATCTTGGCAAGTTTCGTAAAGAATGGTCTAAAAATGCAGATTCTAAAGTATTTGAAATTATGTCATTGCCTCAATTAATCAAAGACCCTACTCAACGTAAAAAAATGGCAGATGAAATTATTGGTTTTCCTGTTGGATCTAAACAGCGTGAAGTATTTTTAAATAAATATAAAAATATACAAAAACTTAGTCAAGATGGGGCTTTGTAATGGCAGATGAAATCGAAGATTTAATATCAGGTGGAACTACTACAGCACCTATTGTAAAGCCTAAAGCAATACAATCATCATCTAAAACATCTGATTTTGATGTTAATAAAAGCTATGGCACACCTGCTAGATTATTAGACAATCTTAATCAAACAGAAAGCTCTGGTAATCCTTATGTTGTGCAAAAAGATACTAAGGCTATGGGTAATTATCAATTCTTGCCTGATACTGCTGCCATGCTTCATAAACAAGGTATTAAGTTTAATGCTTTTGATCCTAAAGAATCACGAGCTGCTGCCGATTATTACATTCAGCAGTTAGTTAAACAAAATGGTGGTGATTATAATGCAGCCATGTCCAAATATGGTGGCATTAAAAAAACTGACCCTACATTATATTTATCTAAAGTAATGAATGGTGTTGATTTTGGGCAAGTTCAACCTCAACAAACACAACCACAACAAGCACAACAAGCACAACCACAATCAGAAGATGAAATAGCAAATTTAATAACTGGTTCAATTACACCAAAAAAACCACAAATTAAACCACAAATTAAACCATCTATTGTGCGTAGTGAAAATACACAATTAACTTCAGATATTCCAACCATGGATAATACTGCCGTTAAAACACCAGTAAAATTACCTGTTAATACTTCTACAAGTTTAAGTGATATTGGTAAAAAGTATGCTATTCCTGCATTAGAAACTGTAGCTACATTAGGAAGTGGTGCAACTACTGGATTGATGAGTGGAATTATATCTATGCTTACTCCTGCATCTAAAGAATATATTGATAAAGAACGCAAAGCATGGAAAGCACAAAATCCAGACTTATCATATAATAGATTTGAACAAGAATTTTTACATGGTATGCAAACTGGTACTTATCAACCTAAAACTAAAGGCAGTCAAGAAGCTTTAGAAGCTATTGGTAATGTTTTATCTACATTGCCTCCAACTATGCCACATGAATTGACTACGGCTAATGTAAAACCTGTTCTTGCAGGTAAAATGGCATTAAGTAAAAATGTAGCAAAAGAAGTTGAGCCTGGTGTACAAACTATTATTACTCCAGCAGCAGAAAAAGCAGCACAAGCGCAATCTTTAAATACTCCTGCTTATTTGCGTAAACAATTTGCTGAAAAACAATCTAAACAACCAGTAGCAGATCGATCAAAAGTTGAACAACCTATAGTTGAAAAACCAGTAGTAGAACAACCTATAGTTGAAATTCCTATTGTTGAAGAAAACCCAGTACCAAGAATTAAACCTGTTTCTAAAGATGAAATGTCATTACGTGAAAAAGAAATGCGAGATATTGGTATTCAATCTATTAGAAAATCGGCATTATCTGATAATCCAAAAGAGTCATCATCTCAATTAATTACATCACAAGCAGATCAAGGGCCATATGGTTCTGGAATAACAAATCAAATTAATCATGAAAAAGAAAAATTAGATACGCATTTTAAAAATATTGAAGAAAAACTCGGAGGTTCTGTAGTTGAGCCAGGAAGTTTGTTGCAAGAAGAACAAAAGATGAAAGCTGGTCAAAATATTAAAAATGGTGTTAATGCTGGATTTGAAAATTGGAATAAAGAAACTAAAAATTTATATAATGCAGCGCATGAAGAACATGGTGATAAACCAGTACAATTAAATAACTTTAATGATTTTTATAATAAATCTGAAAATTTTGCATACCAAAAAGAAAGTGAATTAAAAAATGCTATTAATGGAGTGCTTGATAGAAAAAATTTAATTAATGAAGATGGTTCTATTAAGCCTATGACTGTTGCAGATGCTGAAGAATTACGTCAATTAATTAATAAAAAATATCATTATGAAGTTGCAAGTGTTTCATCTGATATGAAAAATGCTATTGATGAAGATGTATTTTCACAAGTTGGTGGTAAGGTTTATCAAGATGCACGTAAGCATTTTGGTGAAGGTAAAGATATATATGAAAATCCTAAAGCCATGAATAATTTACTTGGTGATAAAGGAATTAATGAAAAGTGGACAGATGAACAAGTAATTACAAAAGTAAATTCATTACCACAAAAACAATTTGCTCATTTGTATGATACATTAATTAAAGATGGTCAATCAGATGCAATTAATCAAATTAAAACTTCATTAATTAATCAAGTTAGACAAGCTGGAAAAAGTGAACTTAATTCGCCATTTAATTCACCAGCAGCAACTAAACAAGCAGGAAATTTAGGTGCAAAAATTAGAACTGTATTTGCTGATGATCCAAAAACAATGGATGAAATATTAAAAGGATTAAGAGTAGCTAAATATATTCATATTCCTGCAAGATACCAAGGTGCTGGTGTTCAAACTCATTTATTAAAAAATAAATTATTAGAATCTGGTATACAAAAAGCTGGTTCTGCTGCTGGTGGTGGATTAGGTGCAATTATAACTGGTGGAAATCCTATTGGGGCTATGACAGGCGCAGCAATTGGTGAAAGTGGTGGTACTAAATTAGCCAATATAATGAAAGCTGGAAGACAATTAAAACAATTGAAAAAAGAAATTAAATAGGAAAATAATATGAGTGTAAATTTATCCCCAATAGGAAATGGTATTAATTTTCTAACGACTACTGGACAGCCATTAGCTGGTGGTAAGTTATATACTTATCAAGCAGGTTCTAGCACACCATTAGCTACATATACTGATAATAATGGACTAATTGCTAATACTAATCCTATTATTTTAGGTACTGATGGAAGATTACCATCTGAACTATGGTTAACATATGGCTATAATTACAAATTTGCTTTACAAGATGCAAATAGTAATTCAATTGCTACATACGACAATTTATATGGCATCTTAGGTTCAATTCCATCAGCAGGTGCTATATTTACTACTGGAATGATTTTATTATGGTCAGGTGCAATTGGTTCAATTCCATCTGGATTTTATTTGTGTAATGGTGCTAATGGCACACCTGATTTGCGAGATCGTTTTATTGTTGGTGCAGGTAATTTATATTCAATATCTCAAACAGGCGGTAGTGCTGATGCTGTAGTTGTATCTCATACACATACGGCAACAGTAACTGATCCTGGTCATGTTCATCCAAATGGAATGATGGCAACTGGTGGAACTAATAAAATAGGTTTTCAAACTGCTGGACAACAATATCCATCAGATACAGGAACAGCCGTAACAGGTATTACAGTAGCAACATCAGCTCCATCAGGTTCAGTAGCTGGCACAGGTGCTAATAATCCTCTCTACTACGCTTTAGCTTACATTATGGCTGCATAACATGGACAATCAATTAATTCAATTAACTTTAAATTTTCTCTTTTCTAGTGTTTCAGTAATTTTAGGATGGTTTTTGCGTGAAATGTGGGTAGCAGTAAAAGAATTAAAAGTAGATTTAGCAAAATTGCGTGAAGAATTGCCAAAAGAATATGTAGCAAGAGATGATTACAGGCAAGATATTCGTGAATTAAAAGATATGCTAAATAAATTATTTGATAGATTAGATCATAAGGTAGATAAATAATGAATTGGTTATTACAAATCGCACCAACATTAGCAAGTTGTTTTGGTGGTCCTCTTGCAGGATTAGCCATAAGCGCAGTTTCTAAGGCTCTAGGCGTTGATGAAAGTAAAGTTAATACAATCATTCAAGATAATAAATTAAACGCTGACCAGATAGCGCAATTAAAGATTGCAGAAATTGAATTCAAAGAAAAAACACAAGCATTAGGTTTAGACTTTGAAACATTAGCAGTAGCAGATCGTAAATCAGCACGAGATATGCAAGCAATGACTAAATCTTATATACCAGGCGTATTAGCAATTGGTGTAACAATTGGATTTTTTGGCATACTTTATTCTTTAATGGTTGGTTATGCTGTAAAGTCAGATGAGTTAATGATTATGCTTGGATCATTAGGTACGGCATGGACAGGTATTGTAGGATTTTATTTCGGTAGTTCTGCTGGTTCTCAAGAAAAAAATATATTATTACATCAAAGTAAACCAATATGAACATCAGCAAACATTTTACATTAGAAGAATTAATTGCTTCTGAAACTGCTGATAGACATGGGTTAGACAATACTCCAGATGCTGATATATTGGCAAATTTAACAATTCTTGCTAGTCATTTAGAAGAATTAAGAACAATATTAGGTTATCCTATACATATTAATTCTGCTTATCGATCTTTAGCAGTAAATACTTTACTTGGATCAAAGCCAACAAGCGCACACGTCAAAGGATTAGCTGCTGATATTGTATGTCCACAATTTGGTACTCCTAAAGATATAGTAAATGCTGTTATTTCTAGCAATATACAGTATGATCAGGTTATCTTAGAATTTGATAACTGGTGTCATATAGGTTTTAGTACAAATAAACCAAGATTACAAAAGTTAATTATCAATAAAACTGGGACATCCTTCTACAACTAAAGGCTCATTTTGAAAAACCAATATGATGTTGAATTAAAGAATTATGCAACAGAAAAACAATCAGAATATTTAGATGCAGTAAATAAATATGGTTCAAATAGAAAAGCAGCATTAAATCTAAATGTAGCAAGACAAGTTATTGACCAAGCAATTGTAGCAATAAAGAAAAAAGCAGCACTAGCAGGTTTTTCACCTGAACACGATATGACTAGGACTGTGCCAGCACCTTTTATGGTGAAAGGCATATCTACCTATTACAACAAAGATGGCAAACCTAGTGGTCAATGGGTTAAATCTACGCTTAATGGTGACTTGCATGAAGCAATGATGCGTGAAGCTATCATAGCAATGTCTGAAGATATACCTAGAGTTTCATTAATCGCACCACCTCCAATAGGCAACGATAAACTTTGTAATTGCTATGTTATAACCGATTATCACCTCGGAATGTTGGCATGGGATGAAGAAACTGGCGATAACTGGGATATTAAGATAGCTGAAGCCATGCTAGTTAAATGGTTTGCTCAAGCCATTCAACAATCGCCTGATGCTAATCATGCTGTATTTGCACAACTCTCAGACTTCTTACATTTTGATGGCATGGATGCGGTAACACCAGCTAGTAAACATTTATTAGATGTAGACAGTCGCTTTTCTAAGCTAGTGCGGTCTGCTATACGCGTATTGCGTACAGTTATTGATATGTTGCTATCTAAACACCAAACGCTTCATATTATTATGGCTGATGCTAACCATGACCCAGTATCACAAATTTGGTTGCGTGAATGGTTTAGTGTGCTGTATGAAAACGAGCCTAGAGTTACTATTGATAGAAGCCCAAATCCATATAACGCGCATGAATTTGGTAAGGTCGCGCTGTTCTTTCATCATGGGCACAAAAAAAATGTAGCTACAATCTCTAGCGTGTTCGCATCACAATTTCGTGAAATGTATGGTCGCACAAAATACGCTTATGCACACATGGGGCATTTGCACCACATAGATGTAAAAGAAAATAATTTAATGATTGTTGAACAACATAGAACACTAGCCGCTAATGATGCTTATGGTGCTAGAGGTGGCTATTTAAGCGGTAGAGATGCCAAAGTTATCGTTTATCACAAAGACTTTGGCGAGGTATCAAGATTAACAATTAATTCAGACATGCTCATTTAAATCGCGTGTTAAGTATAAGTAATGGTCAAATAATCCAACAGCTATAAACCCTGCCCACCATAACCAATGGGCATGGTTAAAATCTAAAAAGAAGGCTGTCATTAAGTAAATCATTTGCGTAGTTCCTTTAGTTGGTTGGTTAGATAGTATATTTCTTTATATAACTGTTCAATGCGTAAGTAAGCGGCTTTTAGTTCATTCTTTTCTGCTTCAGTCATAAGATTACTCCATAAATGGTCAAGCCAATTAAATTAAGTGTTGCTAAGTACGCTACTGTTATTGCGTGGTATTTCCATATGTTCATCATTTCAATCCCTCTCGGTATGTCGATTATTCTTTACTTTTTGTACACATGCTTCATATAAACTGCTTAAAGTGGCTTTACGCTTCTTATGAGCTACTTTAATAACTTACTTCTTACTACTTTGAATCAATATAATGGTTCTTAAGTGGGTTAATGACTGTTTTATTGGTGTATCCCATGATGTTTTTCAATTGCTCGTGCAAATATTCTGCAATTAAAGCTACCAACTAATGATGTCATTGTTATTTTATCTATTTCTTCACCACTCAATGGCTTTTGAACTGTCAAGGATCTGTCGACGGTTGGTTGTTCTAATGCCCCATCTTTAGCATTTAGTTCTTTTTGGCTTGGACATACTTTATATATTTCATTAGTCATCTTGCACCTCGATTTTTCCTAAATAAAATTGTGAATTTTCATTTCTAACAATGCTAAATACTACATTCCAACCACTTTGAAAAGCATACAAATACTTCTTCTCTTTCGGCTGTGGCTTGATGCGGAACATATAATTTGAGTTATTCCAAGAATGGTCATCATCTGTAAACCAGTTGTCAGCAGATTTTGCTTGAATCTCAGCTCCATCAGCCCATGCTTTTATTTCTTTGTGCCATATATGTTGTGTAATTTAAAACTCTCCCCAACTTTAAATTCTATAAAATCATACGCAACATCATAACTAATCTTAAATATAGCCATTGGTATTGTTACTATCCAACAAATCGCTACTAAGTATTTCATTTTGTTTCTCCTACCTACCACAATTAAGTGGCAGGTTTATTTTTTAATTAAAATGGCACATCTTCAAAATTATCATCAGGTTTAATATTAGTTTTATTTACATTACCTTCATTTTTAGGTAATGGGGTTCTCATTTGAATCCAGCCATCAAAATTAATAGGTAAAGATTCAATATTAAGCGCAATACCACCATTTTTGGTGTCCATTGCTACACCACATTTATGCCAACGTACTTTTGTTTCACCATCTTTAGTTGTATATTCACCAGCTTTGCTAATTAGATCATGCGTAATTGCCATTTTAGTTTCCTTTAAGTTTATTAAATATATTTACTTCTGCTTCTACTTCATTTAGGAATGCAATAACTGCATCTTCTAAATTCTTAATTACTACTTCATCTCTATGTAAACGAATAACACATAATTGTAAATGTTCTGGAAAGGTTGGATTATAACTTACAAAGTCATTCCATTTAGCACTAGTACAAGCCATTTGCCAATTCATTTGGTATTGATATTTAGTTGGAATCTTTTGATCTTTTAAAGTATTGCCATGTGTGTTCTGTTGCGGACATTTAATTTCAATTAAACCATCTCCAACAATACCATCTGGTGATGCGCCTGACATTTTAATTGTAGGATGATCAATAAATGCAACTTGATGAACCAATACACCATTTAAAAGCTCATAAGCGTTACGTGCAAGCGCCTCACGCTCTGTTCCTATCTCCATAGCACTACTTGTATAGGTTTCTTCTTTTAAACCTGTTAAACGCTCGCAAACAAGTTGCATACGATAATTAGCACGACCAGCAGATTCACCAGTTTTACTTTGAGCCATCATATCGGCAACTTTACTAGCTGTTAATTTTCCTATTCTCATTTCAAACCATTCTTGCGTACCTTGTTCAATCATTTTTTATCCTTTCTAGGAATTGATTTAGCTAATAACCATTTATCACCCATTTCTAATTTACAGGCTTTAATCTTTTTTTCACGAAGCATAACTAATTTATGATTAGGAGGTGAAAGATTGTAAAAATTAGATAACATAACCCATTTCCTTTCTTAATTCTTCATTAGCAAAATTAACAATTTTATTTTTATCTAATCCAAACCAATCTTTTCTTAAACTTAATGATTTAATGTAATTTCTTAAAATATTAGTTTTATTAATAACTTTTGTTTGCTCTGAATGTTGTCCAATAGTTTCAATAAATAACATTTCATCTTCAGTTTTATGTGTTTGTTTTTTCATATTATGCCCCTAATGTAATTTTCATTTGATCTTTAGCTGCAATTATTGCTTTAACAGCAGATGGATTGCTTTGCACCTTACCAAATATTATTTTATAAACTTTTACTAATTCTTCTACAGATTTAGTTGCTTGTATTTCTTCTACTAAACTAAGTAAATCTAGTTCATCACCAGGTGCAGTATCCTCACCAGCGTAAATATATAGACCTAGGCCATGTAATGCTATTGCTTTAGCTAAACAACGCTGCATAGCTGTATTAACGGCCATGCTATCTGGATTACTAATTGCTTTGTTTTTATAGTCCATTACTGGTAGTTGTGATGTCATTTCTTTACCAAAAGCGGTAACAGTACAAAACACCATCATCGTATCTCCAAATTTTACTGGTTCTTTATATTCCCATGTTGCTAGTGGGTCTTGTTGTAACAAAACATCTACAGCCCATGCCCATGAAAGATAAGTTAAGTTACCTTTTTTTTCTGTATGTTCATTTACATCAATTTTGCGTAATGTTAAATAATTACTCATTTTATTCTCCTAAACTTAATACATAAATATATTGCAATTGTTCTTTTTTAGCTTGTTCTGCTTTATAAGCCCATTCATTTTCATATTCATGTGCGCCAGCTAAACTAGCTTGACTATGTTCTTCAAAACTTAATTCTTCAATATAAGCATCATTAGCCATTATTTACTCCCAGCATCAATTAAAACAATTGTAGTAACTACACCAAAAAAGAAAGCAATAATTAAAAATTCCATTATTATCTGCCTTGTTCTAAAGTTGAGATTTTTTGAATGATTTTATCAATTACAGATTCGCCAATAATTTCTTGTAAATCTTGTGCGCTAGTAGGATCTTCAATTGAGATTATTTCAATTTCGTATTCACCATCAAATTGTTGATAATCATAATAGACATCTAAACGAATACCGTAGATGGTGACAGTTTCTAAATTTTTCATTTTGTTTCCTTTGTTTCCAGTACCAAGTCGGTACAGTTCCTATATTAATGATGGCCATAACTCATGTCAAGCATTATTTGCAAATATATTTAAAATAATTTGTTGATATAAAAACACTTGCATTAAAATTAAATATAGATATATAATTAAATCTCATTAAAGGAGGTTTAAATGGAAGATAAAATTAAATATTTAGAGAAGAAGTTAGCAAG